CCAACATGTCCCGGTTCCACCCTGAGGACAAAGACTCGGACTGGACGATCTGCCATGTCACCAAAAGCACCATCTACCGCGGATTCTGCGCCAACCTCACCTGCGGGAAGCGGGCGTGGCAAATCTCGAAGAACGGAAAGGTAGAACACGGAAGGCCTTGCGACGACTGCCTAAAAAAAGCAGCACCGTGACTTGACAAGTGCGGCGAGTGAACCTATCTTGTGGGCGTCGTCAGGAGAAGCTGACGCGCGACCAAACAACCTCGGCGGGTCTCTCACTCATTCCCGGCGACGGCTTAAACGGCCTCGACAGCTTCTCCTGTCGAGGCCGTTTTCTTTTTGCCCGCCCTTCGATGGGAGCCACGGGCAAGGCCGCTGCGGCGGCTTTAGAGGCGACGACCTCCCCCGTGAATCCGTCCGGCGGGGTAAAGCTACCGGGAGCGGCTGGAAGCCCTTGCAGCGCGACGGCGGGGCAGTCGAGGTAGGCAGGGTGGTAAGAAGCGGTCAGCCTACAGAAACAAGAGCCGCTCGGGTCACTCCTCTGAGGTTCCTACCTCTCCTGAAAGGGAGTAAGGGGTGGGGGACTTAGGGGGAGGTATGGAGCAGAGTCCGGTTTGTGCGTGGAAAGGGAGTCGATGCAGTACATGATGGTAAAGGTGCTTGGCGATAGGTCGAAAGTGGCCTTATATGTCAACGCTAAAGAGGGTTGGATTTGCTTGAGGGAAGAAGGTGAAAGCCTTGTTCTCGACCGCGACGAAGTTCGAGTTCTTCGTGACTACTTGAACAACGAATGGGTGGACCCCGACGCGGCAAAGGAGCGAAGATGAGCCAGCAAGAAGACGACGCGAAGATGGTCGAGGAGATGGAGCGGTTGGAGCGGGAGGCCAGCGGTGGCCCGTGGAAAGACGAAGGCTCCATCGTCCAAGACGTGAGCCCGTGGAACGAAGTGATCGGCCTCGAAGAGTTCGGAGGCCCGTGGCACTACGATCACAGTCTGTCAATCAAGGAGTGCGACCGCGCCCTCATCACCTTCTCCCGCAACAACCTCCCGCGCCTGCTCGCGCTGGCGAAGATCGGGGTGCTGGCGGTGGCGTATCGCAAGATCGACGCGGCGTTCTTCGATGAGCGAGTCCGCGATCCTCGCGCCGATCTGTACCTGCTGTTTTCAGACATGTCAATCGCACGCGCTGCCATCTTCTCCGCCATCGACGCCTACAAGGAGCAACCCAAGTGAGCATTTATGATAAATGCAACCGCCTCCTCGCCCTCATCCGCGAGTTCACCGAAGCCGACGCCGCCATCGAGCGCCACATGACGGACTGCCCCGAGGACGAACGCTACACGCGGACGCCGGTGTTCGACCGCTACGACGCGGCGGTGGCGGCGCTCAAGGAGGCGGTGAAGTGAGGTACGTTTGGCTGATTGCGTTCCTTCTGGCTCTCTACTTCATGTCGATCGTTGTCACCTCCATCGCCATGCAAACGAACAAGGATCACGGGATCATGGTCGCCAGCTTGGCGGTGTTCGGGATGCTGGTCGCCATGCAGAAGGACACGTTGAAAGAGGTTCTGGAAATCAAATGAGCAACCTACCCGAAGACTTCAAGTTCCCTCCGCATTTCCGTTCCGCCAAGGTGATTCAGGTCATCGAGGTTGTGACGCTGGAAGGGAACCGTCCGAACGATCCCCTCGCCCGCGAGGTCAAGCGATACCTCACGCTCAGCGGAGAGACGCTGGCGACGAACGACCCGTGTGATGAAATGGTGGATCTCTGACATGACCACCTCCCCCGTCGAATGGAAGACCTGTCGCAACGGCCACACCGGCTACATGGTGCGGCATCACTCCAAGCCGAACAGTTTGGCCTGCACCGTCTGCTTGAAGAAGCGTGACGGGATGAAGTACGAGAACAAGAGAACGGCCCTGATCGAGATCTACTCGCAGTTGCTTGACACCACGAAGCTGATGAAGGTGACGCCCGGTGGGGCTCACTTGGCGAAGGCCGCCGTGATGAACAGGCTGAGGAAGCACATCGAGAACCTCGGCGGCGTCGTGACCGACGCCTCGTTCGGTATGCACAAACAGACGGAGGCGCTCTAATGATTAGACTCAAGAAAGGCCGCGCTCGACGGGCGAAGGTGAAGGCGCTGAGAACCAAGAGCCTTTACAAACTTCGGACGGAGTTCGCTGACCTCGCCATCGATGGAGCCGCGTTCTTCATCATGGGTCCATTCACATCTCAAAGCGAACACATGTTCTACGATTTGGAATGCGCCCACCGCGAGGCAGAGGCCCGCAAGGCAAGGAGCAAGCCATGAGCTACGACAACACGCCATCCGTCCCTGCCGCCAAGCCGCTCGCGGAACGCCTCCTGTCGAAGATGCAGGAGGAGATCAACTGGCGGAACGAAGACCTCATCGACAAGCGGAAACTGCTGGTCGAGAAGCCTTCCGACGAGGCGCGGGATAATGTCCTTGTCGCCATGTCCGTTCTCCTCGCCCTCTACGAGACGCAGACGCTCATGCAGGCGGAGGTGATCCGTGGTTAAGCCCTTCCTCCGCTACCTCCGTCGTCACGCCATCGGAGGCTACTGCTCCGACGCCTTCCCTGAATGGCTCATCACCATCAAGGACGAAGCCACCGGAGTCCGCGTCGAACTACGACGCCGCCTCGCTTCCGTTCACCCCGAAGTCTCCCTCCTCCTCCGCGACAGCGACGACGACACGACCGTAGGCCACCTCCTCGAAGCCTTCCGCACCGTCGTCAACGAAAAAGAGAAAGCCCCTCTTGACAAGAAGGGTTCAACGAGTGAACATGGGGGCGTGAAAGGTGGTGACTGATGACGACCGGAAAGTACGTTCGGTTTTACGACATGAACTCGGGAGGCATGGCAAAGACGCCTTACGAGACGATCTACATCGAGGCCTCGTTCACTGTTGCAGCGCAAGTCTTTGAGGAAAAGTTTGGATGCGATCCAAGCAACGTGACCTGCGAATGCTGCGGTCCTGACTTCTCTTTCTACACCGTCCAAAGCAGCACGGATGAATGCGACGGCAAAAGCGTCCTTCACATCAACGCCGATGAGGCGAACGCCCTGCTCAAGCAAAGGATGTTGCGATGACTCTTCCCAAGTTCGACGGAGCGACGTTTACGCCGGTGCTGGACGAAGCGCGGCTGTCGTCGTCCTTGCAGCGCGTGGTCAAGGTCATGCGCGACGGGCAATACCGCACGCTCCGCGAGATCGCCAACATGGCGCAATGCTCGGAGGCCGGCGCCTCCGCTCGCCTCCGCGACTTGCGGAAGGATCGCTTTCGTGCGGAGTACCGCGTGCTGGAAGTCAACTCCATGCGCCTCGCCGCGACGGGAACGTGGAAATACAAGGTGGTGTTTCAATGAGTCCCACCAAGGCCGAGATGATCGCGTTCGCCGTGCGGCTGGACGAGTACGCGAAGGAGAAGGACTGCCGCGATCCCGAAGCGTACAAGACGGCGGCAAGAGATGTCTTCGCCTTGACGACGGCGTACCCCACGTTCTGCGGCACCCCGCGTGCCTGCGCGATGGCAGGGCGCTGCGTGGGCGATCCGGTGTGCAACAACTGAGGGAGATCAGCATGACCCGTAACGAGTGGATCGCGGAGACGGCGGCGAAGCTGGTGTGCGTTCCCCTTAAGCCGGGGTTATCGAATCACACGAGCGACGAAGCGTTGATGGTGTCGATGGAACTTGCCGACGCCCTCGAAGCCGCGAACGTGGCGCCGTGGACTACCGAAGCCGAAGCTCCCGCATCGGACGAGATCAACGGACTGCGCGAGGAAGTGGCGCACTGGCGAGTCAAGGCCGAAGCGTATGGCGGAATGGTTCACGGATGCAGTCCGGTGTTCGAGCGGATCGGGTTCCCGATTGAATCGCACAAGCCCGATGGTCGCGTCGGTGGAATCGCCCGCGCCGCCGAGGCTATCGGAGTGGAGATGGCACGACTACGCGCCGCCCCCGCGCTGACCGACACGGCGGCGAAGGTGGTCGAGGCGGCGGAGGCGTGGAATGATAGCGACTGGAGCACGATCGGTCCGCTGCTTTCCGCCGTCCGCGCCCACCTCGCCGCGAAGCAAGGCGGTGCGTCGTGAAGCCGAAGAATAAACCCGTCGAAGTGAAGTGGGCGAAGTGGCGCAAAGGCCGAGGTACGGACTACTCCATTTGGATCGGCCAAGCCATCGTCGGATGGGAAGGCTCTGAGGTTAGTGCGCTTATCTGCACTGAAGCCGCGAACGCGGAACTCTCCCGACTTGTGGCGAACCGCGATCGTCGCCTTCGTCGCAAAGGCGGTGCGAAGTGAGCGCCGCCGAGAAGGCGCTCGCGGCGTTGGAGGCCGCGGCGAAGGCGTTGCGGTTGTTCGCGGACAGCGAAGCACTCAAGGACGACTTCGGCCACGGCGAGGTCATCACGAAGCACGACGTTCGCACGGCGCTCAGAGCGGAAGCGGATTCCGTCGAGAAAGGCGAGCGATGAAACGTCTCAAGAAAGGCCGCGCCAAGCGGGCGAAGGCGAAGATGGCGACGGCCGCTCGCGTGCGTCTCGCGCAACGGTTCATAGATACGCTGTGCCGCATCGAAGTCCCGGCGCCGGTGAAGGCGCGGAAGGAACGGAAGCCATGAGCGAGAACAAAGGACACGACGAACTGGCGCTTAGCGCCGAATGGATGGCGCGAGCGAAGGCCGCGAAGACGCTCGACGATCTGTGCCTGATGTACCGAGACCTTTTCGGAGGATCTTTCAATCACGACTACGGCACGATCTGCCGCGCCATGTCCGCCTTCATGGTCGCCGCAGGTCAGGTTGCCGATGATTCGTCGTGCGGCGGCATCACCGGCTTCCAAGCGTCGTGCGTCATCATGGACGCTATCGCTGGATGGAACGGATGGAAGGACGAACCGTTCCGTCTGATGCAGTACAACGACCTTCTCCACCCGCAGTACGAGGACAAGGTGAAGACGATCCCGAAGCACGTTCACGATTGGCTGGTGATGCAAGCGATCGAGCGACTCCAAGATGTCGCGGCGACTCGACAGGCCCATCCCGATGTCGTCGCTCACTGGCGGTTCATCGCCAACGGCGGCGTTCCGTTCGGCCTTCGCGTGGAGACCAAGTGATGACCCCCGAACAATTCCTCGCGAAGTGCGAAGCCGCGTTCGCCGCCGACGAGCCGCAGGTGATTCCGGCGGCGGTGGCGAGGGCGATGGTCGTTTGGGCGCGAGCCGCGTTCGACGAGAACGTCGGCCGCACGGACTTCGATGTCGCTACCGATGCGTTCATGTGGGACTTCACCGCCGCCTGCAAGGAGATCGAAGCGTGACCAACAAATACGCCGACGTCATGCCGTCGAAGGAAGACGGAACGCACGTCATCGCCATCGGTTCCCGCTTCGTGAACTACTCGGGCACACGCGAGCAAGCCGAGTCCATCGCGCAAGAGATCAACGACGCGACGAAGATCCGCCTTTGCCTTGCCGACCTTGCCGACGCCGTGCGTCTGGTCGGCATTCTCGGATGCGTCATCGACTGCGTGGACTCGGAGTCGCTGTCGCCAGTGATCGCCAGCGCGAAGATTCGGATGCGTAGGATTCTTTTCGGGGAGCAATCCAAGTGACCACCTTCGAACACGGTAAGGCCCCGGCGTGGGCGTGTGCGACGTACACGCTCGACGAGTTCGGCTTCATTTACACGTTCACCGTCAACGGAGACGATGATCAGGTAATGGCATCGGCTATCGAACATCCGATGGTCGCGGATCGCGTCTGCCGCGCCCTCTCCCTCGCCAAGCTCGCGGAGGATTGGGCGGCCGATCTGGACGAAGCCGCCCGCGCGGCCCTGCTGAAAGCGTGTGCGGAATGACCCCCGCCGAAGAACTCTGGCAAGCCGTCGTGAAGCATTGCGCGTCAGGGCGCGGATACAGCATCGAGCTTAGGCGCGACACCGTCGAGCTTTACTTGACGAAATCGAAGCGATGGGCATATGTTTTCCCTGTCGAAAAAGGATGGTGCGTGACACGACACACGGAAGAGTCAAGGCCGCTATACTCGATGATGTCCTTGGCCGACAACGCCGTCGCCGCAGCCGTGGAGTACATGACCAAATGACCCCCGCCGAAGAACTCTTGGCGGCGATCAAGGAACATGCGACTGATGATGTGTCGTCGTTTGAGTTCGTCGGAGGCCGGTATCCGACGATGCACGCTACAGTGTTCGCATCGCGCAAGGCATCGGTCGGAAGGCTGAGCGATGGCCGGTGGTACGAGGACGTATACGGGTCGGAAGGCTCGACGTACTACCACGACTCCGCCTCCTCCGCCGTCTACTCGGCGTTTCTGAGGGCAAGGAAGTAGTCAACAAAACACAGGAGTCACGACATGGGATACCTTCACATCGAGAATCTGTACCGTCCTGAGGCGCAGCGAATCCTTGCCTTCCGCGAGGTCTACGCCTTGGAGAAAGTCCACGGAACGAGCGCCCACATCGCATGGGACGGCGCTTCGATCCGTCTGTTCAGCGGAGGGGAGAAGCCGACGAACTTCGCGGAGCTTTTCGGCACGCTCTACCCCACCGAGTCCGCCATCGAATCGACGATGCTCGAAATCTTCGGGGCGAAGAAAGTCGTCGTCTACGGAGAAGCCTACGGCGGCAAGTGTCAAGGCATGTCGCACGCCTACGGGAAACAGCTTCGCTTCGTCGCCTTCGACGTTCTCGTCGATACGACTTGGCTCAACGTGCCGAACGCCGCCGACGTGTCCGCGAAGCTCGGGCTTGAGTTCGTTCGGTTCGAGTTGGTTCCGGCGACGGTCGGTGCGCTGGACTTCGAGAGAGACAGGTTCTCGACGCAAGCCGAGCGGCACGGGACGTTCGGACACAACGCCGAAGGCATCGTGATCCGCCCGCCGTTCGAGTGCGTCACGTCGGACGGTCGTCGCGTGATCGCCAAGCACAAGAGGCCCGAGTTCTCGGAGCGCAAGACGAGCCCGCCCGTTGATCCCGCGAAGCTCGCCGTTCTGACGGAGGCGCAAGCCATCGCTGACGAATGGGTGACCGCGATGCGTCTCGCGCACGTTCTCGACAAGCTCGGAAACCCGAGCGAGTTCAAGGACACCGGGCGCGTCATCGCCGCGATGATCGAAGACGTCGAGCGTGAGGCGTCGGGAGAGATCAAGTCGTCCGTCGAAGCGCGGAAGGCCATCGGAACCAAGACAGCTACGATGTTCAAGGACGGGCTTCGCGCCATCGTGAAACACCCGCCCGCGGCGGATTCCGCGGAGGAGAGTTGAGATGAAACCGCTATTGATCCTGTTCCTCCTCGCCTGCACCGGCGACGTGGACGACACGCCCCACCTCGTCCTCGACGACCCGACGCCGAACCTGCCCGCGCCGACGTTCCCGGCGTACACGTTCGACGACGGCGGGCCGAACAGCCGCTACGTCCTGTTCTACAACTGCGACCCGATCCCCGACTTCATCACGTTCGTCGTCTTCGACTGCGCGGGAAACTTCGTCTCGCGGCTGATGATCTCGCCTACGGTGCCGTGCCGCGGCTACGATGTGGTCGAGGTGCCGATCGGAGCGACGGGGAGATTGGAGATGGTCGCGTGGGTGCGTGGTCCGTTGGGGTACGTCCCGTCCGCGTCGAAGACTGAGAACTTGGGGTGTCCGTGATTGACCTCGACGAGATCCGTAGGTTTGTCGCCCTCGGGGACTCTGCGGCAAGGCACCTCCCCGCCCTCGTCGCGGAAGTCGAGCGGCTGCGGAAGGTGGAGGCGGCGGCGGAAGCGTTGCTCGGGCCGTGGGACGACGAATGGGATTGCAGCGGATCGCCGGGGCATCCTCAACTGACGAAGGCCGTGGTCGCATTACGCGCCGCCCTCGACGCGGCGCAAGGGGGTGGGTGATGGACTGCATTCACTGCGGACAGAACGTGTATACGCACGGAAGCGCGTGTCGGATTCCGCCCGCCATAATCTCGCGCACGATGGCTCCGTGCCACGACTGCGCCGCCAAATACGCCGAGATCGCCAAGCTCAGGGCGGAGCGGGCTATCCACCTCGCATCCATCGCCGAGCACTCGCAGCAACTCGCCGCCGCCCGCGCCGCGCTCGACGGGGATCGGGAGGCGTGCGATGCGTGGCGGAAGGCGTGGAAGCGGTACGACGAGACTCGAACGGTTCCGGCCTATTCGCTACTGGAAGACGCCGCCGACAACCACGACGCCCGCCGCGCCGCCGAGGCGAAGGCGAGCCGGGGCGGGGAGGGCAAGCCGTGAGCTACATCGTCGAGGTCTATTGCGGCGACTGCACCGGATCGGACGATCTCGGCTGCAACGACGGTGCGCCGTGGTACGTCTGCGGCGACGACGACAAGCCGACCGTATTCGAGACGCACGCCGAGGCCGAAGCCGCCGGATGGAAAGCCGTGTCGGATGTCGGGCCGTGGCGCTTTGAAGTGAAGCCCCACGCTCAGGATCCCAAGCCGTGACGGTCGCGGAGCGGATGGAGGCCGACGGTTGGGTACACGACTACAACTCGGATTCGTGGGACGCCACGAAGCACGGGTTCCGAGTGACGGCGGCGTCCCATGGGGCTTTCGTGTACGCCGACGACGGATCGTGCTTATTTTTCGGTCGCACGGACGACGTTGTCGGCAACGCGAAACTTGCCGTCGAGGCGGCCCGCAAGCGATCGTGGGTTATCGGCGCACCGGCCGCGCGCCGTCTCGCGCGGAAGGGGAAGCGATGAACCCGATCACGAAACGCAAAGCCGAGAAGGCCGCGATGAAGGCCGAAGCCCGCTCGACGCTCGACCGTTGCCGCGTCAAGGCGGGGCTCTACTGCCTTGCGAAAGGCGACGCGCTGCCGATCAAGATTCGGATTCTTTCGATGATGGCGGACATGGCGGAACCGGGGGCGATCGTCTGCGGTCAGGTGGGGTGTACGGAGCATCGGGCATGAAGATCAGCGAATGGCTCGACGACACGTTCGGCGGCGATTGGTTTCACAACAACGTCAAAGGCATTTGGATGGATAGAACCAACCTGAACCGACAGGCGTTTATCGTCGGAGACAACCTCCGCGTCGTGGAACACAAGGTATCGAGCATGGAGGAGTTGAAGCGATGAAAACCGGAGACACCGTGTACGTCCGAAGCCTCGATGAGACGTGGACCGTCGCCGTCGCGGAGAACGGATGGATCACTTGCGTCGGTTGGCCCGAGACGATAGTTCCAGAGTCGGACTGCGAGCTTCGCAACGATTGCACGCCGAAGGACGAACTCGACTTGCTTTGCCTCATGGCGGCGGGATCGAACGGGCCGAGGAACGCCTATGCGCGGCGTCGATTGGATGAGATGCGGGAAGCGGGTGCGTTGCCATGAAGCCGACCCACCTCGCCCTCTCCGTCCTCCTCGCCCTCGCCGCGTTAGTCGTGTTCGCCGCCTACGTCACGCGGAACGGGGTGTCCGCGCCGAGGGTTGATCCGTGGAGCAACCGATGAGCGACACGCCGCCAAAACCATTGCGTCTGTTCTGCGAAGTCCCGTCATGCACGAAGCTGGCAACGTGGTACTCGAACATCGCGGGCCAGTACCTATGCACGACGCACTACGACGAACAGACCGCTGTCTTGCGGGCATCAATTCAGAAGCCGTCGAAGGGAGATGATGTGAGACACCATCTGTCAGACACGCTCAGCGTCAAGAACTACGGTGAGAAACTCACCATCGACGTAGGCGTGAATCAGGAACAGCACATCACACTGACGGTTCCCGATGCGGCCAAGTTACTCGTCTTCCTTGCTCAATGGGCAGGACGGGCCGCAGAGCAACTCGACGAGTAGCTACCCCGGAGGCCCCGCCAGCCGTTCCAGCACCGGCGGAGCCTCGATGACCGGGCGCTCACACGGCATCGACGACGGCCTTCAGGCGCGGGATGGCGAACCGGGTCAGGATGTCGTCCACCGACGACACCAGCCCAACCGTCACCTCGCCCAGTTTCAGCGCCTCCTCCAACATGGAGGCTGCGCCCTTGATCTCGTTGATGCTCAGGGTGATATCCCGGATCGCTTGTTCGTCAGGCATGGTTAGGCCACTTCCTTCTTGACCTCTCGGATCAGTTCCCGAATCCCGCTCGCGCTCCCGCCCGCGTCCTTGATCGCCGCCTTCACGTTGGCCTGCGCGTCCGGTGAGGCGTCTTCTACGCCCTTCACGACGGCGGCAAGGGCCGTGAGAGCCTTCCGGCGCTTGTAACCCATCAGCAGGGCTGCCAGAGCCGTAGCGACCAAGGCGGGGTCTTTGGCAGCCTCCATCGGATTGTCCTTGAGCCATGCCAGCAGGTCGCTCGCCTTGCCGTCCACCGGGGCGCCCTTGTCCCCGAGGGTGTTCAGCGCCGTGTCGGCCTTGGCTTCGACCTTGGCCTTGGCTTCTTGAGCTACCGCGATTGCGGCTTTTGCGGTTTCAGATGCCGCCGTCACCGCCGGGGCCAGTTGGTCTACTTTCGCGCTGACCTTCCCGATCAGTTCCTCCGCCTTGTTCACCGTGCTGCAACCGCAGCAAAGCAAGGCGGTACTCAGCCAGATCATCCGTTTCATCGTTGGCTCCTTTGAGCTTCAGGTTCTCTTGCAAGTGAACCTCAAGGCCCACCCGCGGCAAGGGGAATCCTACCGCGCCGGGGTCCACCCCCACGAATACGTCCACCTTGTCGTAGGCGCACCCGGTCAGAAAGAGCGTGCCCGCCGCCAAGCGGAGCAACTGGCTCGTCACAGCGGTCGCTCTATTTAGGAGTCTCACCGAACAAGGGAAAAGACGCGAGGCGGCGGGACGTGTATGCAGGACGGCGGCAGAGGAGGAAAGAGGAGAACTTCGTGAAGGAAAGGATGGTTTGCCGCCGTCCCGTGTCTGTTCGCGCTCATGGTACACCGGGCGAACTCCTTGTCAATCGGGATCTTGGTGCGGCCCTAAGTCGCTTACCGAAGGCGGATCATCGTCGAACGGCCCGATGAGGTACAACCCCTCGCGCACGCGATGGTTCCACCAGTCTTGCCGTCGCCACTTCCGCGCTTGGCCTGCGTCCACCACCTTCGCGTTCGCTTTGGCATGGACATAGACCTCGTACTCAAGCGCCTCGACCCTTGCGACCAACCCGACGACTCGCACCCAAGCTCGTACCGCCGTGACGCACGCGACGACGGCGACCGAGACCAAGCACCCCGTAACCCACAAGCGGTTACTTGGCTGCCCGCGTCTCGCGGTCACGCAAGACGGCGATGAAGGTGTCGTGTTCCGCGATCTTCTTTTCGATGCTGTCGAGCTTGGCCGTCTGAATCCTCGACTGGTCGATCAGTTGGTCAATCTTCCCGTTCATCCCGACGTACTGCCCGATGAATCCGCAAGCGCAAAGGATGATCGGCCACAGCTTCACCACCGCCGTCGCGGGACGCAATTCGTCTTGGGCTTTCATCTTAGGCGCAAGTGTATCCGACGAGTCCGTACCGGAAACCTCGTCTTGGAAAACCTGCGAACCAGAAATCGTCTGCGTCATGTCATGCCTCAACAGAAAATGCCGAAGAATGCGACGCCCTTGAAGGCTCCATCGCACCCATCGACTTTGCGTTCGCGCCGCGCTTCCGTCCCGTGTAGTCGTGCGTGACACCGGAACCCGAAAGATCCGTACCCGTGTTGAAGCACGGCGAAGTGCGCGTGATGCTCAGTTGCCCGCTGGCCGTCCCCGACAACGCCGGGGCCGTCGTGATCTCTCCCGTAGAAAGAGCGACTCCAACCGCGCCGTTTCCGCCGAGGTTGTTGTAAGTGTGGTTCAGCGTGCCACCTAAGACCGAAACGCCGGTGGTGAAGTTGGTGATGATGCAGTCGGTGACGTTGACCGTCCCGCTAATCACCAGCAAACCTGCAATCGAAGCCGTGTTTGCGCCGTACACCGTCGTCGCATAGAAGTTCGCCGTGTCCGACGTGGAAGCTCCGATGCCTCCGATGTCGCTTGCGCTGCAAACCACCTTGCACGAACGTATCGTTTGAGTGTTCCCGGCATCCACGGCGTTGACGACGAAGTTCAGGTTGCATCCGATGGACAGACACCGCTCGACCACCCCGGCGGAGTTGTTGATGTTCTGCACTCCGCTCTTGGTGTTGCCCTCGAAGTAGCAGCGCGACACCAAGAAGTTCTGCGCCCCTACGCCAGCCCCGCCGCCCTTGTGCGTAGAAACTCCGTCGCCGTCCGAGAGAAGCTCTCCGAGGTTTCTCGCCTTGCGCGTTCCGTTCCAGCAGCACCGCGACGACAAGACGGAGAAGTTCGGCATGTTGTAGCCGCCGCAACCATCCTCCGAGTTGTAGGAGATGTCGCAATCCTTGATCGTCAAGGTGCTGCAATCGTCGGCCAGCACTCCGTTGCCGTCCCACCCGTACACCGCCAACCCTTGCAAGGTCACGTTGTCGGCGGTCAGCAAGTAGATGCCTCCGCTGTTGGCGTACAACCCGGCGGTTCCCGCGTCGGAGGTGTAGTCCACTTGGTAGTACCGCGTCGCAGGCGTCGTCGCGGCGTAGACGTACAGCGTCGTTGCTCCGCTGTCGTAAAACCACTTGTATTCCGCGTCCAGTTCGACCACGGAATCACGACGGTCGCCTTTGACCCAAGTCGTAGACGTAGGCCGGAAGATCAACGCTTGCGGATCGCTGGCGTAAGCGGTGATCTTCCAGACGTTCGCCGCGTGCGCGACCCACGAACCGGCGACTTGCGCTCCGCCGTAGATCAACGGCTTTTCTTGCCCTACTACGCCGCGAACAGTGATCCCGTCTGTTCCGATGGCGACAGGATCTTGGTACGTCCCCGGTGACACGATGATCGTGTCGTTGGTGGAAACTTGGGTGCAAGCATAAGCCACCGTCGCCCACGGCGTAGCCGAGGAGCCATTCGCCCCATCGCTTCCAGTCTTTGCAACGTAGTAGGTGGTCATCTCACGGCCCCGAAATGCGGATTCCGGCCCAACCGTTGATCGCCAAGTTGGCGCTCACGGAACCCGTGTTCTTGATCCCGATGGTGCGGAAGTTCGATTTCGAGTGAAACACCGCAGGCGGGAAACTCGGCCCGACGTTCTTGTAGCCGCCCGTCACCGCCGCCGTGTTGTTGCCCGCCGCAGCGGGAGGCGCTCCACCGAACAGGAAGGTGATCGTGGTATCGACGCTCGAAGTGATCTCCACGGTGTTGACACCGGCAGGGAACACGTCGGTCATCGTTACCGCCGTAGTCGCCGCCAACGTGTGGGCGATACACTGAAGATTGTCGGAAAGACAGCCGTAAATGCTCATGGTCTACTCCCCTTGCGGCGCCGTGCCCGTGCCCGCGATGCGGTTCACTTGCAAGCGGCGCAGTCGTCGCACGTCGGCCTTCGTTTCCGGCCCGCCGTAAGAGGCCGCTGCCTCTCCGCGACGGAGGATTCTGGCTCCGGTTTCCTTGTAGAGATCCCGCAACGCCGCGAGATCCTTCTGTTTGGTCGGCATGGCGTCCGGTGCCGCGATGCGCCGGATGATCTTGCCCTTGAGGTCGCGTAGCACCGCCTCGTCTTTCGACTGACGGTAGGACGCTTCCTGTTGCACGTTGATATCGCGCTCGCCCGGCACCGGCAACGGGGAGAACGGCGAGTTGATGAGCTTCGACAACAGGCTCATCTCGGGAGACTTGCCGATGGCGCTACGGGACACCGCGTTCGACATGACGCGGAACTCGCTCGCGTTGAACACGTTGAGCTTGTTCAGTTCGTTGAGGAAGCGCATCTGCCCCATGATGCGGATGATGCGCTTCGGCATCACCATCCCCATGAACTCGCCAGCCTCGCCGGGGTAGGCTTCCAAGTCGCGGTCGCTGAAGAAGTCCTTGTTGGAGATTTGCTCCGCGATGGTGCGAAGCGCGGGGTGCATCTTGTTCATCGCGTAACGGATGAACGGAGAGCCGGTGCCGTCTCCCGCTTGCTGTTCGCGGTCGAAGGCGTCTGCCACGGCGGCGGCTTCACCGATGTTGAACCAGCCGCCGAACAACCGCACCTTCGCTCCCGTCGCGTCGTTCTTCGTGACGATGCCGAAGCTCTCGGTCACGAACGGAGGAAGCACGGTGTCGATGTTCTCGACGCCGGTGCGGCGCTTGGATTCCTTCTGGTACTTGTCGAACCAAGTCAGCGTCGCGGGCCGCGTCAGGTACATCTCCGAGAAGGTGCGCAAGGCGTACTTCTGGAATGAGTAGAACGGCATGACGCGACGGAACAGGGTGCGCTCCGTCCAAGTGAGCGGGAGCGAGGAGTCGTAGAGCCACTTGCGGACGGCTTGCCCAGCCTCGGCGGGAGCCATGCCCTTCTTCAAGCCGCCGAGGAAGGAGGCCATGCGCTGCCACTGATCGGCGGCGCCTTCCATCGTCGAGCCGAGTTGGTTGATCGGTGAGTCCGACTTGGACATGAAGCGCGGCATCACCAAGTCTTTGGTCGCGCTGAACGGGTTGGACTTGAAGTACTTGACCGCGTTCCCGGCGGCTTCCCCTACCGTGGTGAGCGAGGCGGCTTTGTTGGCGGCGTCGCTCACACCATCGGCGTAGGCGGAGGAGAAGTTGACCGCCCCGTTCTCAAGAGCGAGGTTGAAGGCGTCGTATAGACTCACCTTGGTTCCGCTGACAGGAATCGCCTTGAGCGCCTCCATCGCGCTCTTGTCTCCCATCGACATGCGGCTGATGGCTTGGGAAATCTTAAAGGACTCCGTTTGCCCCGAGATGGAGAACAGCCCCGCCGAGAGCGACGATCCCATCGCCTGCACGGCGTTGCGCACGCGGGTCTGCACGAACAACGGATTGTTGATCGTGTGCGCGGCCCATCCCGCCTTGAAGTTGTCGATCATCCGCACGAAGGAGTTGTTGCGGAACGGATCGGGACGGTGCAAGTCGGCTTGCAAAGCGCGGAACCCGGCGAAGTCCTCGCGGCGGAGAACCTTGATCTTGGTGGACGGGTCAAGGCGGCTGAACACGCGGTCGAACAGCGTGATCTCTTTGCCGTCCTTGCCGGTACCCACGACGCGCTGCGCGGCTTCGTCGAGCGCCAGCCCGCCGTCTTGGGCGATCTGCCGTTGGATCGCGGACTCCTCGGCTACGCGCTTGGCGTTGAGGCCGAGGCGGCGCATCTCGGAGGCCACGTCGATGGACTGGCGACGGGTGGCTCCGATGTTGGCGGCGGTGTCGGCGGCTTGACCGCGAACGAGGCGGCGTTGCGCCTTGAAGCCTTCGGTGACGGAGTAGGCGGCGTCGAGTTGGCTGTCAAGGACGGACTCGACGGCGGCTTGGTTCGACTTCAGAGAGGCGGTGGCGGAAGCGACTTCCTCCCGCGCTTCCTTGACGCGCTCGAAAAGCTCCTTGTGGAACTTCTCCTTGGACGTTCCGCCCAACGCTTGGAAGGCTTCCCATTCACGGGCGTAGGCCGCCCGCGACTCCGTGGCGACGACGCCCTTCGGAAGCCCGCGCTTGGCACGCACGCCGACGCTGGAACGCCACGCGCTTTCGATGCCGCGGTAGCGATCCTTGGCTTCCTTGACGGCGAGTATCGACCGCTTGACGTTGGCCGTCGCCAGCAACTCGCCTTGCTTCACCGCGAGGTCGTCCGCGATGCTGTTCTCGTGGAGCAGGCGGGACGATTGGAGATCCGCTAAGGCGTTCTCCGCGTTGATCCCGTTCGCTTGTATCTGCTGGTGGAAGTTGTCCTCGGCTTGCGTCTTGGCGATGAGAAACTCAGTCTCAAGCTCAGGAGCAAGCGCGTATTCTTCGATGGCCCGTCCGCGAGTCAGCGGATCGAAGCCTCCCGTCGTCTCCAAGACCGCAACGTACTCGGAGCCTTCCCCGAAGTAGTTCTCCGACTTGCGTAGGGCGAACTCTTGCGGCGTCAGTTCTTCCACGGCCATCGCGCCGTAGAAGTGCTTCTGCATGGCGCGGTTGGCGAAGCGTTCCGCCGACTGCCCCACGCGATCCCGCAAGTTCTTGAGCGGATCGATGCGGAAGAACGAGTCTTCATCGTGCATGGCACGGAAGACGCTCGCGCCTTCGGGATCGACCTTGTGAAGCTGCTTGATGAAGTCGTGGTCGAAGATCTTTTGCCAGACGGCGAGACCATTCTTCGGCTTCAAGTCCTTCAACGGGAAGAAGCCGAGCGCCTTGTTGCCAAAGTCTTCTGCGATGATGTTGGCTTCGAGCGCCGTCATGTCCTTGAGCGCACGCGGCGAGGTGTAGTTGTACTTCTTGAGAACGGACAGGAACCTCTCGTTGGCGAGGTTCATCACGTTCTCGTTCAGGATGTGCGGGGCGTACATCCCAAGGAACGGCTCCAAGGCTTGGTTCATCAAGCCGTGCGTGATCTCCGCCGCGCCGATGGACGAGAAGATGCGCTTCTGGAAGCCGAGGAACTCGTTGAAGGCGTCGCCGGACACCTTCCCGGCCTTGACATGCTCTTGGAGGGTGAGGAGGTCTTTGACGACCTTCTCGCGTCCGCCGCGAATCGCGCCCGCCAACCGCTCCTGAACCTCCGTAGCCGTGTCGGCGCGGGCGGCCTGCCCTGCGGTAGCCTCCCCGACCAAGGCCCGTGGCGTCGCTTCCAGCGGCGTAGTGAAGGCGTCGCCTTCGATGACGTTCTCGGGGGAACGCGCCAAGGCTTCTGCCGTGGCCGCTCGCGGGTTCACCATCGTCGAAGCCGGGTCGCCCACGGGCGGGGTGCCGTCTCCGATCCAAGTCGTTTCGACGTTGAGGCGGCGTTCCATGCCGACCGTCGCCAGCATCTCGTCCGTGAGCGGGATATCGGGGAACTCTTTGATGATGGCGCGGATCGCGCTCTCGCGCTTGCCGTAGCCCGCCGCCCCGTACTGGACGGTCGCCGCGTCCCACAGACCCTTGAAGGTCGGGTTGTTATCCAACAACGATTGGCGGCGCCCGAGACGCTTGGCTACGTCGGGGTTCTTGAGCGCCTCGATGACGCCATCCAGCGAGCCGTCGAAGTCGATCTTGTCGATGCCGACTTCACCGGCGACGGTGATGATGTCGCCCAACCCCTTGTCGGCGGCGATCTGCCGCGCTTCCGGCGAGAGTTGGCGGTACTGCACCTCCGTCATCGCCAACATGCTTCGCTTGACGGAGGAGGAGATGTCGAGCGCCTGCTTCGCCCGCTTGGCTCCGTCGAGCGTCGGCAGGTTGTAGGCCATCTCGAACGTCTTGGCGATGGCGTTGGCGACCTTGTTGGTGCGAGCTAGGTTGCCGAGGCTGTCCAACATCGCGGCAGGCAGCACGAAGCCCGACTTGAAGCCGAGGTTCGTCGCCATGTGGAAGCCGGGAACCTTCAGCACCAACGCGGCGCGGTTGCCAAGCTGCAAGGCTTGCGCCAGCGTCTCCGTCGATTGCATCGTGGCCTTCGCCGCGATGCCCGCCTTCGTCAGCGCAAACGGCGCCGCAAACAGTTCGATGGGCGAAAGAGCGATTTCACCTAAGAGATTGATGAAGAAGTTCCCCGCCCCTTCATCCACATCCGTCGCCCCGAACGCCTTGCGGATCTCCGCGAAGTTCGTCGTGCGAGCTACGTCTTCCCCGCCCCACAGATCGTTCACCGTGTCCCACAGGAACGCGAACGGAGTCCCGCGTAGGAACCCCTCGACGCCGCCCTCTAACCCGCCTTCCGCCGCGCCCTTGACCGCGCCCTTGATGGCTTGGCCGAAGAACACCTTCTCAGGCAGTCCGAGGATCGTCGAGAGCAAGCCGCCTTGCTCCTCCTTCGTCTGGCGCTCCCGCTCCTCCGTGAGTTCGTCGGGAGAAGGTAGGTGCGGACGCACCAGTTGCCGCTTGGCGGCGGGGGAGAGCGCATCAGGGTTGAAGCGCGGTTGCGTCCGAGGATCGGCGGGCGCCGTCTCCTCGTCGTCCCAAGGCCAGCCCATCAGTAGCCGCCTTGCTGCGACGCTTGGTTACGCATGGCGGCGAGGATGACGGCGACATCGTTCATGCCGATAGGCGGCAAGGATTGCGCGTCGGTGAGCATTTGGGTGGCGGCGATCTTTTCGAGTTTGCCAAGCTCCTCCTCGGACGGCATGGACGTAGGCGACGCCGCTTGAGCGGGCTGCAAGTCTTGCGGCCCGAAGCGGCGCTGGAAGGCCATGTTGAGGAGTTCGCCGGGTTTCAACGGACTTCTTTTCCCTTGGCGATCAAGCGGATGAGATTCGGGATTTCTCGCTCCGAAAGACGCTCGCCTTCGGGTGTGATCTTGGACAGAACGAAGTCGATGATGCGTGCGTCGGTAGCAAGCGATGGATCGCCAGTTCGCTTAGCAACGATCTTGCGAAGATCCGCCAACGAATCGGTGTCATTGCTGAGATAGGTGGAAACAGCCGCTCGCTTTTCTTCGACCTTTGTTTTCCTTTCCTTCTCATCCGCATCCCGTTTCGGTTTCATTCGCAATGAAATCTCGCCGGGAGGCTTCGGAGCAGGCGGCGTATCCACCTTGTCCGTCTTCGGGATGCTCTCGGACGGAACCATGATGTCAAGGACGTTGTTCATCGCCTTGACCATCGTCTTGCCCGCCGCGTAGGCGTCGGGAGAGGAGATCGCCAAATCTTGACCGAGCGCCTTGAACATGGCTTGCGCTTGCGTCGCCTTGTTGGGGTCCATGCCGCGCAACATTTGAAAGCGCGTCGCTACGTCCACCACAGCGTCCACGCTGGCGATGCGCTCCTCAAGCGCCTTGAAGTCGGTGACTCCTGTAACCGGATCGGTTACTCCACGCGCCACCGCGTCGAGATACGTTTTCCGAATCTGGTCTTTGAACCCCTCGTTGAGATGCGTCCTTTGAATCGGAGTGAGCATCCCAAGTCGAGCGAAGCGCGATTCCACCTTGGCATTTGCAAAGTCCAGCTTCGACTTGGAAGCCATCGCTTGCTTGCCTTCAAGTTCCGCCTTCTCCAACTCGCGGCGCATCGTGGCCGTAGCCTCGAACTCTTTGAGGTTGGCGGCAGCTAAAGCCGCTTGCGCATCGGAAGCCGCAATGGCGGCATCGTCGCGCCGTGCCATACGAAGGTTCTTCGGAGAGTTCGGATCTACCTCCGCTTCCGCCTCAGTGACCTTCGCCGTGTTTAGGCGGCGAGTCATTTGGCGATCTTCGAGCGCGTTGCGAGCGGCGAAGGTGCCGGGATCTTCTCCCGATTCCATGCGGAAGATTTGCTCGTCAACCGCTTCCGTCGCGTCCTTGCTCTTGGCTCGCTTGAGGTCGAACCTGCGGGCTTCGGTTTCCGTGTTGACGTTGGCGACTCGCGCATCGGACTCGCGGCCCTGTTGCGCCAACCGCTCACGGTCAAGCCCCAGTTGCTCCCTACGGAACGACAGGTCTTGCTCGCGCTGCATCCGCGCTTCGTCTTGCGCCGCGCTCGCGGCGGCGCTTTGCACGATCATCTGCGCGATGGTGTTGAAGTATTGCTGTGGGTCTTGCATGACGGCTCAGTTCGTCGAGAACGGGTTGCCCGCCGCCGCCGCGTTGAAGTTCGCCGTGGTCCCGCCGCTGAAGGCGTTGCCCCACAGGCTCCCGCCGCCCTTCTGTTGCGCCGTGCCGATGCCCGCCGCCACCGTGCCCAAGCCTTGGAGCAAAGACCCGAAGGCGTTGCCCTGTTGCGTCACAGGCGCTCCCAAACGAGCGCTCGCCTCCGCTTGCACCGGCCCCATGCGAAGGCTCTGCAAGGCGCTGATGAGCGAGCCGAGCGTCGCCAAGTCCGTGCTGCGTGACTTGCGGGCTTGCTCGTCCACCGAGCGGTTCCCTTGCGCGATATCGCTGCCGAGCCGCAAGCCGATGTTCCGCTCTGCGGCACGGGTGCTGCTATCTCGGTAAGCGCCTTGCGCCCCCGACCGCTCCCACGCCTGCCCGATGGCGTTACGCGCCCCGTTCTGCGAGTCCTCGGCGTAGCGGGCCTTCAAGCCCTCCGTGAACTCAGGCGTGTACGTCTGGTAGTCCTGTGAGAACTGTCCAAGGGCTTGCGTGAGGTTCGCCAGTTCCGGCGACGCTTCAAACTCGTTGCGGTAGTCGCGGAGCATGTCCACGGCCCACCGAAAGTTGTTCCGTTGTTCCTTCTTGGAGATGCCGCCGCCGCCCCCAAAGAGCGACCCGATGGCCCCCAAAGCCGAGGTACCGATGGTGGCGATGCTGAAGGGGTCGAGTGCCATGAGCGGCTCCGTGTCGTCAAGTGGTTGACTTGTCGCCGCATCCTAAGAGGAAACGGCGACGGTGCCAACCGAATCGCGCAGAACTACAAATGCTCCAAGGCGTCCGTGATGACTTTGATCTTGGCGGTCTTTGTCGCGGCGCCTAAGCCGGATGCTTGAATGAGATCGACCAGTACCGCCGCCGCCGCCACCGCCAACATGGTCGCCCCGTCGTAGTCATCGACTTTGACGGCTACTCCGACCTGCGAATCCATGACGTACATGACGCTTTCGCCCTTGCCGCTCGTGCCGGACCAAAGCTGAACGCGCTCACCAGATCCCTTGACTATCGTGAAGCCTGCCGCCGTCGCTTCTGCCGGGGTTACGTTAATCATAAGTAGAATCCAGTAACGATGATAGAGCGAGCGTTGGTGGACAGCGCACCGGGGGAACTGGCATCATTCGCCCAACCGATGCTGAACGTCTTGGAGGCCGGGATCGAAACGAGCGGAGAGGAAACCGTGCCCGTGGCTTCGACTTGATCGACGGTGCTGGCCGCAATCGCGGCAAACGTGGCGAGGGTCGTTTCCGTCGCGTCCGTGTGGTTGTAAATGACGGCTTTGATGGTGTACGTCCCTGCCGTCGCGCCGCTTTCAACCGACGCGGTTACGCCGATAACCTTGAAAGTCTTGCCTGCCGGGGTCTTGAGCCGCGCCGCAATGGCCGTGGAGGAAGCGATGCCGGTAGTTCTGGCCCCGGCAGCGGTGGCTGCCGACGACTGGAAAGAAATGCTGTGATGCACCAGCGGCGTGTCATAGGCCGGAACGTCGGTGCCGGGAACCAAGTCGAGCGCGTCTTGCTGTCCGGCGACGTTGGATTTGGAGCAAAGCAGACGCGCCGCCGAAGTGAAGTCGGCAAGGGCTCCGGTTCCCGCTCCGGTGAAGTAGAACACCTTGTCCGCCGCCGAAGTCACCCCGGCGAGCGCCGCAAGGTCGGCGTCATAGGCTTGGACCGTCGTCCCGATGGCCGACGAACCAAGCACAGTATGCCCGCCCGCGGTCGATCCGTCGTGAACGCGAAGTCCGTTCGTCGTCGTGTCCACCGTGACTTCGCCCACGGCTCCCGTAAAGGCGTTGTTCTCAGCGGTCGTGCCGCGCCGAAGCTGTAGTTGACCGGCCATTAGGCGACGCTCCCGAAGTCAAAGATGGTATCCACGGAGTCCGTCACCAGTCCGAGGTCAAGCGGAGAGCCTCCGCCTCCGCCTCCCGCTTCCAGCGTGTCGATGCGCGTCTCGTGATCGTCGATGCGCGTTTCGTGGTCGTCTACCGTCGCGTTCGTCGCCACGATCCACTTGCGCAAGCTGTCGCGGAACTGGGGATGATCCGCCATGTACCGCTTGATGAAGTCGTTCCAGTCGGTGTCCCGCACCATCTGACGGGGCGGGATCACGACCGGATGGATCTCCGGTAGGTAGCTCATCCCCGACTCCGCACGCGCTTGATACTGCCTTCCAGCGAAATCTTGTAGACGCGGAACGCCCCGCCGCCGGGGAACACTCCCGTCCCCGTGCCGAGCGCGTAGCCCGTCTCGCTGACGCGGATGTAGAAGTTCGTGCCGAAACCGCCCAACCCCTGCCAGCGGGCGATGATGGCCGACGACAGCGCCAGCGTCCGCGAGGTGAACCCGCTAAGCGTAGAAGGCACCGTCCGCACATCCGCCTTGTGCTGCAAGCGCATCGTCGCCGCCGCCGAAGTCATTTCGACCGCGAGCGTGCCGCCCAAGAGCGTCTTGCTCGAAGCGATGTCCCCGAAGTACGGCACCACGTCGAAGTAGTAGGGAGCCGCCGCCACGATGACGAGATCCCCGATCGCTACCGTCGTGTCGTTCGAGTCCAGCAGGAGTTGATTCGTCGCGGGGACGCCGGTGATCCGGTGTTCCTGAATCGAGTTGTCGGACTTGTGGTAGACGAAGGCGCGAAGGTGCCGGTACTCCAAGCCGCTGAACGGCGTGCCGCTGAACTCAAGCAAAGCTCCGGTGGTCGCCGCCGTCTTGGCCGTCACGGTCAAGACCGCCGACGCCGTGGCTCCGTCGCCCGTCGCTTGGTCGAGCTTGACCGGCCAGCCTTGCACGATGCCGACCGGCTCCGCCTTCTCCGACGCGATCTCCGCGAGGATGCCGCAATCCAGAGGAATGTCGTACCGCGTCCAGAACCCTTGAACCACGTCGTAGACCAACGTGTGGGTGTTCGTGTCCGTGTTCCACGCGGGGCCGTCCGTCATGCGGACGCCGAACCAAATCTGCGACCGCGAGCGGTGTTCCAAGACGCAGAACTTGGCGCGTTGCGACCAGTCGATCTTGTTGCGGAGCAAGTTCTGAATCGAGGTCTTGCCCTGCTGCTGGATGTAGACGGGAGCCGTCGCGGGCGGTTCTTCCGGCGAGGTGATGTTGTTCTCGCGGTAGCCGTCCGAAACGTAGAAGTCCGTCTCCCCGATGTACCACTCTTGGTTGTTCGTGACGAGCGCGGCCTGCGGCCCTACGGCGCCGTGCGTGTCGTTGATGCGGGACTTGCCGAGAGGGGCCGCGGTGTCTCCCGTGGCGTAGACGGCCCACTTCCCGTCCCCTACGTCCACGATGGCGCGGTCGAGGAGGGGCGCGATGGCTAGGATCGGATCTCCTGAGTCCAAGTCGAGGTCGAGGTACCGCCCGTCGATCTGCGTGTTCCAGTAATCGGGAGCGCCGACCGAGGAGAAGTAGAGGCGGGTGGGGTTCCGCTGGTTGCCGCCCAAGAGGGTGTAGTCGAGGAACTGGCCGACCACGGTTCCGTCCGGCGCTTCCTCGTTCTCGAAGTATTCGAGGGTCGCCGCCGAGGTGGACACCGGCCCTTCGATCGCCGTCGTGTAGGACGAGGTGGAGTTGTCGTTCACCGTGGCGACGAGGTAGGCCACGGCACCGTCCGCCCCGCTTACCCCCGTCATCCAAATGCGACGCTGGTTGACTTGGGGATCGGAGGAGATGGGAAGCGTGACCGCGGTGATCGTGTCAGCGCCCGCCGCGAACGTCACCAAGACGCCGGGGCCGGGGTTCGACTCTACGATGTCAGCGCCGTGGACTGACCGATAGGTGACGTAGAGGTAGTATGTACCGGCTACAAAAGTGCCCGTCGAGTTTGCAACCGTTACAACGGACGCGGCAAAAGGTGCCCGCACCCCGAGGTTCTTGATGCTCCCGCCGTCGTAGACCACCGGGCGCCGGCCCACGGCTCCCGCGATGATGACGCGCTGCCCGTACTGGGCGAACGTGAGTGCGTCACAGCGCCCCGGCAGACGCCCGACGACTTGGACGCCGTTGACGGCATCGTAGGCGCTCAGCGTCGTTCCTGTAGCCAGCAAGAGGCTCCGCGCCCGCGTGCCGTCCGCGAGGAATCGGTTGTAGGGGAAGACCCCCACGCCGCGCTGAGGGCGGTAGGGCTCGACGAGGCCCGTGTCCCACGACGCCCCGCTGTCCGTCTCGGGAAGCAGGTAGCAGCGCCAGCCGCCCCATGAGTCCGAGGACACCGAGCCGATGGACTCAAGGAAGTTCCCGCCGCCCTCGTTGAACTTGAGGTAGAGGTGCAGCGTGTTCGCCGCCGGGGAGCCGCCGTAGGAGGAGACTTCTTGGAACAGTTGCGGGGCGATCGTCGTTCCGGCGCCCGCCGCACCGCCCAAGCCCACGGGAACCAAGAGCTGGTTCGTGTGGATGATCTGGAAGTCGTCGATGGCCCCGTAGAACGCGCCGTCCGTGTGGAAGGCGGTCTGATCCCCGAGCCGCGCCGTGGCGAAGTTCGTGACGTGGCGCCCCATCGCCCAATCCGACGAGGTGGAACCCGCGTTCGCGCCCGTGCAAGCGATGGCGGTGAAGTGCGTCGTCACCGTCCCGTCGCCGTTGTCGATGGCGATGCCAAGGACGAAGCTCCCCGTGCCGCTGCCCGTGCGGTAGAGCGCGTAACGGATGCGCTTCCCGGCCAACGTCGAGACGGCGGGGAAGGAGCCGCCCGAAAGCGTCAGCGTCCGCACCGTGCCAGCGTCGTCGTACTTCGCCTCGAAGGCGTCCGACACCGTGCGGAACCCGAGCGGAGCAGGCGTCGTCGTGTTCGTGCCCGCCCAAAAGATCACGCCGTCCGGCCAAGTCGTTGAACCTGCCGGTAGGGCGGGAAGGATGATGATGCCGCGCACCGTCCAGCGCGAGACGTTCGGACTCGTCGCCGCGAACGTGGACGCGATCTGCGTGCCCGTCGCGTTCAGACTCACCCATGAGTTCCCGCCGAGGAACTGGACGGCGGACTCACCGAGAACGTCCGACTCGTCGGACTTCAGGAGCCACGTCGCCGGGTTGTTGACGATGATGGCGTGATTCGCGTTGGTGCTGTAGTCGCGGCACGAAGGCGACAGGCCGCCGTCGTTTAGCTTCCAGTAGCCGTCGCAGAACGCCACGCCAGCGTCGTTGAGTTCGCGCTTGTAGTTGAATCGACCAGACGCATCGGAAGCCCAATCCGAAGTCTGCGTAACGCTGTTGATGATGCGAAGTTCGGCCACCGTCGCGTCGATGAAATCGCTTCCGATAACGTTGGCGCTGGTGGTTCCGACGCCCACGAACAGGTCGTAGCTCGTCGTCGTCGGCCAAGTTCCAATGCCAGCACCGGCAACCGTGGTCGAGTTGCCGTTCATGTCCAGCATCGTCAGGTTCGTGGCCGACGCGGACGCTTGCAAGAACAGGTGCCGCTGTTGCCCGAGGATCGAATCCGTGCCGTCACCGAAGTCCAGCGTCAGCGTCACCGTCGAGCCGCCGCCGAAGGCGTCACGGATGCGGGCGACCCATGCCCCGTTGCTTCCAGTCCCCGCCGTCGAGTCGTAGCGAATGTCAACCACATGGGTTGCGCCGCCGCCGTAGCCCCACGAAAGCAACGTGCGCGGCGTTCCGCTCACAGGCCGCGAGTGCAGCACGACGTTGATGGTGAGGTAGAAGTTGATGTTGGCGCCGAACGAAGGATCGTAGGCCGCCAGACGCTTGATGCGAAGGTAGTCGTTCGCCCCGTCCAGCCGCAGGCTCGTCCCCTTCAACGGGGCGCTACCCAACCGCGTGAACCCGCCCCGCTTCTCCGCCGCCCTTTGGCTCAACTCCACGTTCAGCGCGTCGGGGAACTCGCCGCCCCCCAAGCGCGGTAGATGCACGCGGTCGTTCAGACCGCGAAAGACCTCGATCTCCTGATTGATGGCGCGGGCGCTCAAGTGAGCGTCCCCGGCGCACGCGGGCCGTAGTCGAACGCATCCGACATCGGCTCAGGAATGATCTGCGCCCCGCCTTGTTTGATCGCCGTGTCTTTCGAGATCCGCATGGCATCCGCCCATCGCGCCGCGCAAGCGTTCAACTGCGCGGAGTCCAGCAAGTGCGCGAAACTCATCGCCGCCCGCGACGGCAACGCCCCGATCAAAGCCGGGGGAAGCCGCTTGTCGATGTACGTCCCGTCGCCAGCCGTGGTGTCCCTGATCTTCGCAGGCAACGCCACATAGTCCACCTTGATCGACAACGTGGCGTTCGGCGTCGGATACAACCGGATCTTGAACTCCGCCGTCGAGGCGTTCCGCGAGAGCAGAACGTAGTGCGTCGGCGTCCCCGTCGTCCCCGTCCCGTCCAACTCGTACCGCTGGAACGTCGGCTTCGTGATCGGCTGCAACGTGTACCACGGCGAAGCGTTGATCCGCACGCCCGCCGGACGAAGCTCCCAGAAGTCGTCCGGCAGCGAATACTCGCTCGTCCCGTCCGCCGTCGTGATCGTGCCCGTAGTCGTGAGATCCTGCGGGCGCGTCTCCACCGCCCACTCCACCATCGCCAGTTCCAACGCCCATCGAATGTCAGTGTCGTAAACGCTGTCGATGGTCGTCGTCCCGAAAAGCGCGAAGTTCACGCGCTTCACAAGGTCATCGACGAGGTAGATGTAGGTGACGGCCATGTTGGTTTAGACCTTGGGTGCTTCCGCCGCTTTCGGCGTCGCCGCGGGCTTCTCCGCCGCGGGCTTCGCCTCGCGTTCGATCTTAGCGAAGAAGTCGTCCGTTGCCTTGGTGTACTGCGCTTCGCTTCGGGCTTCCACGTTCTGCGTCGAACGTTCCGAGAAGTAGACTTCCGGCGCCTCGGCCAGCGCCGCCAGTTGCGACTTCAGGAACTTGTCCCGGTCGATCACCGACGCGACGCCGTTCTTCACCGGCCACTTCTTGGCGCGGCAAATCTCCGCGATCTTCACCGCCTGTTCGTAGGTCAGTTCGATGTAGCGGTTGGCGTTCTGCACCGTGTTCGCAATCGGAATCCACTTCTTCGGGCGCTGCGCGTCGAACGCATCAGGCACGATCCGGTACTCGCATTCGAGGTTCACGATGCGTCCGCTCTTGGGCTTGAAGGCCCACGGACGAACCTCGCAAGGCGGCTTCATCCGGTCGTACCGTCCGTGGATCTCCCACGCGGGAGTCCAGTTGCGCTTCATCTGGTTAATCATGGCTGGTTCAACTCAGCTTCGGAAAGGTGCGAATGACTCGCACGGGAAGAAACGCGGCCCCGTCGTTTGACGGAGCCGCGCTTGATGTTCATCAGTAGTTGATGAACACGTCGGTCGTCGCGCCAGCCGTAGAAGTAGAGGCTTGCGCCTCACGGAAGGTGACGCGAGCGCAGATGCCAGCCGCGAGAGCCGCCGCCAAAGTGGCAATGCCAGCCGTGACCGCGAAGCTTGCAGGGCCGTAGGCCACCGGAGCGTTGCCGCTGGTGTCGTAAGCGAGAACCTTGGCGGGACCGCCAATCGTGATTTCCACGATGTCGCCCGTCAACGCGGCCTTTCCGGTCAAGCCGGAAATGCTCGCATTCGCACCCGTGCCACCGACACCTTCGTAGATGCCGAAGAACGCATGATCCGCAGCCGTCGTCAAGGCGGTAGCCTTGAAGATGCTGTCGGAAGTGGTGTCGAGCATGACGGCTTTTCCGACCGCCAACGCAGAGCCCGCCTGAAGGCGAACCACGCGCTTGTAGCCCTTGAAAACACCGTCCCTCGGATCGAACCCAGTGATGTCCGCGAAACTCATGTTGTTTGCTCCTTTCTTCGATCAGGCCGTCGCGTAGTCGAAGATCACGCCGCACTTGCGGGGGTTCGTGACCATGTGGAAGCCGCGCCACACGACGTACATCGACGACGCCAGTTGGTTCTGCGCCGCCAGCCACGGACGCGCCGAGAAGTTCCAGCCCTCTTCCGTGAGCAGGCACACCGCGTCCGACGAGATCAGGTACAGCACGTCGCTGCCCGCCGCCGCGTCGCCCGTGCCCGCACCCGAGTGCTGGAACTCATCCGACCAGCCGATGGTCATGGAGCCGTGCTTGACCGTCTCCGCCTTCAGGTTGAACTCGTTCGTCGCCCCGCCGGTCATCGTGTATCGCACGGTGGACGGGTACATCGAACAGTAGTCCAAGAACGGAAGGCGCGTCCACAGGCCGATGTCGGGGGCCATGCCGCCGCCGTCCGCGCAGGAAGCGATGGCGTTGTCCAAAGCCTTCACGGCCTTCGACGGAATGCCGACCGACATCCACTTGAACGAAGCATCGCCCGCCGACCAAGAGTTGGCCGACTCCTCCCACGACACCGCGACGTTCTCCCAGTTCGTGCCGCCAGCCGTGGCCGACGTGAACGCGGCACGTTGGATGCCAGCGTAGGAGTTGTTCGCCTGACGCATCTGCCACGTCACCGCCGTGTCGGCGTTGCCCGCGTTGGCGTCCGCGTAGATGGCGCTTTCGAGGCCGTCCGGCTGCTTGGAACCAGAACCCGCGCCCACGATGAGCGTGCGGTTGAAGTCCTTCATCAAGTCCTGCACCATCGAATCCACGGCAAAGGCGCCGAGATCCACGTTGCCGTTCTTGTTGTCGGCTTCCTGCGTCGCGGAGTAAGACAACCCCTTGGCGCACTGGGCGCGGTACCACTGGGCGGCTTGCGGGCCGTCCTGCACCGGAGCCGTGATCGTGTCGAGGTGGTCGAACCACGTCGCGCCGCCTTGGTCAAGCTGGTTGACCGAGAGCGTCTGCGTGTGACCCCAGTTGCCGACCTTGACGCGGCCCTGCGACTTGAGCGTGAAGTAGTAGAGGTAGTTGCGGATCATCAGATCCTCAACCGCTCCACCGTTGAAGAACTCTTCGGCCTTGCCGATGAGTTGCGGCGTCCAAGTGGACGCAGCGCGATTTGCAGTAACGGGCATGTCAGTTTCCTTTCAGCGATTGTTCTTGGTCTTTTCGAGGAAGTCCGCAAACGTGGTCGCCAGCACGCGCTGTCCGCCCTTCGCGCCCATCTTCCCGCGAGAGTCCGTCAACGTCGGGAGCCGTTGCGCCGCTTGACTTGCCGCCGCCTTCGTGGCCGCTCGCATCGTCATCGCTTCGCCATCGCTCACGAACGCCAACGCCTTCTTCAACGGAATGTTGAGATCGCGTGAGGCTTTCTCCGCCGCCGCCTTCCACTTGCCGACACCTTCACCGTGCGCTTTGGTGAGTTCAGTCCACTCTGCTTGCGTGCGCTGCGTCTTCACGGAACCGACTTCCGCCAGAACGGGCTGCAACTCTCGACGCAGACTGGCGACCATTCCCCCCATCGCGGACTTCATGTAGTCGTCCAGACCCTTCTTCGTGTCAGGGTCGAAACCGAACAAGTCCTTCGGGATGAAATCGTCCACCGCATCCTGCGTCGCGTCCGTCGCGCCCTGTCCCGTGCGGAACTGCTTGAGGAGTTCGAGGCCGTTCGGATGCTTCAACAGGGTTTCAAGCGCCTGTGAGTTCGTCCGTAGGGTGCCGATCTCCGTCTCAAGCGCGCTCAGCTTCTTCAACGCCTCCGCCCCTTGCTTCAACTTGCGTTGGAGCTTCGGAGAGAAAGACGCGCTTTCGCCGTCGCTATCGTTCCCGTCATCCGCCGACTCGTCAGCAGCGCCGTCGTCCGTGTCGTCAACTTCTTGACTTGACATGCCCCCGCCAATAGATCCGTCTTGGGAAGGCGTACCACCCTCCGGTTCGTGATCGTTGCCGGTCGCTGAGTCTTGAAGCCCGCCGGATTCGTCCGTGGCCGCCGATCCGAAATCGCGCTGGTTCATGCAGAGTTCCTAAATCACTTCGGCTTCGGCATGCCCGATTGGGCCTTCACCGATCCGAGTCCCTTGAGAACGGCGGACTTGCGATCCGTCGCGCTCGCCATCGAACCCACGAACTGGTTGGTGGGAATCGACTTCATGGTTCACCCCTTCATCATGTGCGCCCGAAACTTCTCGCGGAACTCGGACATCGCTCGCTCTTGCGAACTGACATGCCCGAAGTTCTCTCCGCGCTCAAGTTCCCGGTGCCCTGTGAGTCTCATGTATTCGCGGCGCTCCGCTTGGTTGCGGATCACCGGCCCCTTGCCGGGGATGTAGTTCTTCCAGACCTTCTCACCTTGCTTGCATTGCAAGTCATGGGCGGTTCCCGGCCACTTGCGGTCAGGATACATCTTCTCCCACCGCTCTTGGTCGTAGGTCTTTTCGGCTTCCGGCATGTGGATCAGCGCCCCGAGTTCGTCGTACTGGGGCTCCGACGTTTCCATCGTAGCCGACCGCACCGAATGCGGCCAACCCTTCCGACGCTTCAATCGCACCAGCCCTTCGTCCATCAGGCCGACGCAATCCGCTTGCTTCCACCCTTTGAGATGGAGCAAAGCGCACGCATCACCATGCACCGTACAGGTTTGCGTCATTGCATACCCCCTTCGACGGGCGCGGCGTCGGGGCCGCTCTTGGCACCGCTTTGCATCAAGGCCATTTGCATCATCTGATTGCGAAGGTTGTCCACGTCCACGTTCGGGAGCATCAAGCGGTCCAAGTCGGGGATGCTGCGGAGTTGCGCGAGGCGTTCCAGCACCTCGTCGCCGTCGATCTTCTGGCCGAGAACCGGGTCTTTCCAGATACCGAGCATCTCGCCGTAGAACTGTGCCCGCGATTGGTCGCTCTGCGGGGTCATGCTCCCCTTCTCGACGTAGAGGTGCAACCCGTCTTGGATGTCCCCCGCCGAGATGGACTGGTCGAGCCACGTCGCCACTTCGTCTTGGCCGAGGAACACGGCGAGTTGCTCCGCCTCGAAGAACTGCGCCCCGAGGCCGAGGATCTTCCCGACGCCTTCGACGCAGAACCGTTCCACCGTCGATTGCTTGTCGCTGAGACGGGCCACGGAGGCGCGGTTCACGTTGTCCGCCTCCGCCGCCGAGGTGTCCGACTTCATCGCCTCAAGGCGTTGTGCAGGCCCGAGGCCCGCCGCCTGCGCGAACTCTTTGTCGATCATCCCCAAGTAGGCCATCGTCTCGCCAAGCTCCCACCGCTTCGGAAGCTCCGCGACGCCCGACGAGAGCGGCTGGCCGTTCATGTTCCCTTCGACGAGGGCGTAGGCACCCAAGACCGGATGGCTCAGCAAGTCGATGCCGTTCACCGATCCGAACATCTTCTTGTCCAAGAGCGTCGGCTGATTCGCCCTACGCAACATAAACTGGTGAAGGCGCGTCCGCAGTTGCTCCTCCTCCACCACTTGCGTCATCACTTGCTCCACGTCGCTCGTCGTGAACAACGTGTCGCCGTCCCCGTTCCAAGCGCCCGTGATGAGCGGGCACCCGATGTCGTAAAGCTCGTCCTCGTCCGCGAGAAACTTGTCGAACCCGTTGGCGACGAGCTTGCGCCCCCACTTGCCGTCATCGTTCAAGACGTACAACTCGAACAACTCGCAGTACTGGTAGGCTTCCTGCGCCGTCCCCGGAGTCATGTAGCTGGTGAACGCCTTCGTCATGGCGCTCATCGTGCGGCTAAGGACGCCTTGCCGCTGCCCGTACTTCGTGGAAGACGACATCTTCCCGCTGCGACCGTCCAGCCTGAGCGTCGGTTGCAGCTTGTCGATCCCTTCGATGTTCTTGAACCGCGGATCAGCTTTCACGCTCTCCACGTCGGCCAAGATCCTCACCCCGCACCAACGCATCTTCTGCGCCACCGTCGCGTCGGGGTCAAAGAATACGTCCCATGCTCCTTCACGGCGGAAGCTCGGCTTTTTCCAGAGTGCGCGAAGGTCGTTCTCGTATGTCTGGCGCTCCACCGCATTTTCTTCGCCGCGAGGGGCTGGACCCGTAGGTACCCCGAGATCGTTCGGCCTAAGCACGCCAGCCAGCGGGTTACTTTGGGACCGCGCCGCCGTTCTCCGACGCTTGGCTCTCGCCTTGGCGGCTTTCGCATAGTCGTCCTCGTAGCCGACTCGCGCCCACATGCGCCCGTACTTCACGCAGTCGCGGACGCACAGCCGAAGCTCCTCGTCCGCCACATACCGCTGCCACATCCCGTTCGCCAGCGGCTCCGCCACCCCGGCCAGTTGGATGTACTCCTCGCTGGTCGGACGGGCAAAGAACTTGGCGCGGTTGTAGAGGAGGTTCGCGTCCGCCGCGTGTACCATCGAATACACCCGCGGCGGTCGGACCACCTTCAGGGTGTACTCGTTGTTCTTGAACCGCCATGCGCGGTTGGCCCGCTGCCGGTAGCGATCTTCCGCCGCCCGCCAGACCTCGCCGCATTCTTCGTCGCGCAACGCCTCGAAGGCGGTCATCAGGTTCAACCACCATTCGGGGGAACCTCGCGTGCCGCGCTGTCGGCCGAATCCGCCTTCGTAGTTCAAAGCGTTATCGCTCCCATTTCATCGAGCCGCACGACCTCGCTCATGGAGCGGTCTTGCAACTCTAACAACTGCATCGCCAGTATCGCTTGCCGCGGGGCGTTCGCCAACTTCTTCGGCTCAGGAGTCCCCGGCGTCGGCCACCCCCCGTACTTGAAGATGTCCGCAAGGGTGTCGAGGCAGTCGTCCATCTGGTCTTTGCCGTCTTGGGAGAACTCCTCGAACTCTCGCACCACGCCGTCGTAGGCCCGCCCCTCGGGCACCCACAGGCGTCGAGCCTCCACCAAGCCCTGAAGGGCCATGATGCGGCCTTGCTTCGTGATGGCCCCGCGCCCGCCCTTCTGCACCATCTCGTAGGGGATGTAGATGCCGTTCTTGATCCGCCGCTCGTCGAGGATCTGTTGGAACGTCTCCTGATACCCCGCCGACTCGACGTAGACCCGTTCCGGCCCCCACCGGCGCACATGCCGTTCGATCCAGTCCGCGATGGTCTGTTGCGTCGGGTGCCCGCGATCCATGTCCACGATCGCCATTTCACCCCGGTCGCTCTTCGCCACCGTCATCACCACCGCATGGTCGCCGCTTTCGTCGGGCTTGATGTTGAAGTCCACCGCCGAGTACCGCCGCCAGATGCGCCCCTCCACCGGGGGCTCCCACTTCCCGTCAGGCGACCAGTTGTTCCACCGCTTGATGTCCTCCACTTTGAACGCCGCCGTGCCTTCGGCCACCGGGTTGTTCATCATGCAGGCGTAGAACGTGCTTGACCCCATCTCTTCGATCAGGTCTTGTCGCGAGATCCGCGGGTCGTTCTCGTCCGTCCGCTCCACGCAGAAGTGCTTGTCCATCCAGCAAGTGCCGTCCGCCCGGTACATGCCCGCCGTCAGGCAGTCCAGACGCACCGACTTCACCCGCTCCCCGGCCCCCGCGTCCGACACCTTCCCGGTCTTCCGCGCCGTCTCGAGGATCTTCCCGTAGGCGTCGTGGATGTGCCACCGCGTCCCCGCGATCTTGATGTACCTGAGCCTCGTCGGCGGCAAGTACGGCGACGCATAACCGATCGCCTTGTACATCTTCTCGCGTTGATCGTGCGTCCCGACGTTCTTCTCCGTCACCAAGTCGTCCCAGTTCCAAATGTCGAAGTGCATACCCGTCGGCATGGCTTCCGGCGACGCCGCTTGGAAACTCGGGGTCTTGTTGTGGTGACGCCGCTTGATGACGAACGCATCGGCGTTCCACAGCGGCGACTCCTTCGAGGGATCGCCGTAGCAAACGTCCGGCGCGATCCACTTCAGCATCTTCTTGTTTTCGTACTCGCTACGGATCGCCTTGACGATCTGCTCCGCGTCGTCCTTCTTGTAGTGCCCGATGGCGATGCACACGTCGGGGACGATGAGGCTCCACCGGATGTTGTCCGCGATGTCCAAAAACGTCGTCTTGCCGTGGTACCGCGGCCACAACAACTGCTTGGTGATGCTCAGCGGCATCCCCGGAGCCCGCACCGGCACGTCTTCGATCCACTTGCACAGGGGACGGTGGAAGTCTTCTTGGACGGTCGGCCCGCCCTTGTCCCCGCCCCACTCAAGGATCTCGGTGGCGAGGAAGTACAGATCCCGCTGCGCCCTTAGTCGCGCATCGACCCGTGCTTTCTCCGAGAGGCTCACGCGCTCTCTTCCGCCAGCTTCTTCACGAACGCCTCGGCTTCACGCGCCGTCAGCGCATCTTCCGCGTTCTTCCCGCTCCCCGGCTTCTTCGACGAGCGGTACCCCGCCATCGTCTTGATGAGATCCTGAATCGCAAACCGATCCACGTTCCGCTCTTGCATCGCCGCCGCGAGTTCCGTCACCAACAGCGTCAGCGTCAGTTCGTCCAGTTTGGCTTGGTCGAGGGGCTGCCCCAGTTTCACGTTCGACGCCACCCCCGCCAGTTGGTCCCCGAGCCACACCCGTAGGTACGGCACCGACCCTTCTTCGTTCGTCTCCGAGGCTGCTTTGTTCCCAGAACTCCCACGGGAGTTTCCCTTGGCGGTTTCGACCAACCGTCCCTTCAGCATCGACAGGGCAGTACGAGTCTCGGGGTCTTGCATGGCCCTTAGCATACGGGAGGTACCCCCCCGACGCCACAAACGCCTTCGTCCACACCTCCCCGAGCCATTCCTTGAACCCCCGCCGATCTTCCATGCAGTCGAAGTGAATCACGTCGTACTTGTCCGTCCCCTCCCCCGTCTGCGGCTCCGACAACCACACTTGCTCCGTCGCCTTGTTCAACCACACCCCGTACTGCACCCTCATCCCGGCGTACTTCACCCTAATCCAAATCTCTCCTACCCTACACTGGATGCCGTGCTTCCCCCCGACGTAGATGCGCCCCGGCTCGTAGGCGATGGGCATGACCTCGAACAGGCGCCACCACTGGATCAACCCCTGCCGCAGTTCCGACGCTTGCGCCACCTTCTGCCACGTCTGCGCCACCTCCCCCGTCCCCAGTTCCCCGCGGCGGGCCGGGTTAAGGAAGTTCTCGGGAGGCACATACCCGCTGAGATGCCCGATCCCGTGCAGCCTCCGCGCCTCTTTCCGTCTACCGACATAGCTCATGCCTCCACTTTACCACCCCCTCAAAACATGTTCACTCCCTCCACCGCCGCCCACCACTCACTGAACCCCACCTCTCCCCGCCTAAACCTCAACCTTCACTCCCTTACCTTGAACTTCCTCCCTCCTCACGATATGACCTAGATGTCCTTCCCGTCCGTCTGCCTCATCCACTTCCACCTCCCCACCTTCACCTGCGTCGCTCCCCGCCTCTGACATCCCCCCGTTCCCCTTAGTCTCTCCCCGACGTGCGTCGCTCCCGTTCCTCGGTTGACGCGATCACCCTCCCCCTCGGTGGTGTCACTCCTCTCCATGCTTCCCGTTCTCTGAGAACGCGGTGTACCTGTAGAGAACAGGTATAGTATTTAACCCCCACCCCCTACCCCCGGTCCCCCCCGAACGGGGTCTGGATGGGTAGACGCTCACGACGGGCTGAAGGGGAGCGTCAGTCATAACGTGTAATATCGGACGTTGGTTGTTGACCATGTTCAAGGGGTTCAAGGCGATTAGAAGGCGTTAACTGGTAAGGGTTTATGAGGATATGAGCATCGGCCGTCGCAGTAAAAGCAGGCTTTGCTCTTCCGCGCGGTACTAACTCTCGTCCCGTGGTCGTCTCGACCTTCATCAAGTGGAGGATGAAGAGGATAGATCGGGTATCGCCCACGATGAATACGAAGGTCGAGGTCGAGACGAGGATGAGACGTAGCGCATACAGGCTAAGGGTGTAAACGCGTAGGGTGTAAAGGCACGTTGATAGTGTAAGGGCCGATGGACATAGTATGTGGGAGGGAAGGGAGGGTGAAGGCGGGAATGATCGGACTAAACGTGTAGAGTGATAGTATGGCATGGTACGTGCTTAGTAGTTTGGCATGGCTCGCAAGGGCCGGAAAGAGTGAACAGCCATGAAGACGAACGAAGAGCTGTACTTCGCTGGACAACTTGCGGGCGCTTCCGAAGTTTGGGACTTCGGGAACGGGAACCATGTTGACTATCACGGGCTCGTCAAGCTCGAAGACGAGGATCGTGCCGCCGCTGCTAAGGGTGCGGCGGATGACACCGAAGACGCGGACACCGACAGCGCGGAGGCTTGGGAAATCCCCGAGGATGCGACGTTCGCCTACGTCACTGAAGACGATCAAGGGTTTACGGACGTCAGTTACTTGACGGACGCGGAAGCCGAAGAGACGCGGAAGGAGCTTGACGAGCGCATGACGGAAGAGACGGACGACAGCGACAGCGACGACAGCTAACAGCCTTCCGCCGTCGCCTATCACGGTAGGCGACCAAACGAAGGCTGTTAGACAGCCGGAAAGAGTGAACAACGTGAAACGAGGAAACACGGTTACGGAGCCGAAAGAACGCGCGGCGACTCTGCGGAAGGTTCGCAAGCTCTACGATGCCGCCTATGCGGAGTACGTCGAGCGTGCCGGACGCTGCCACTGGTCGCACCCTTGCGCGAAGGGGCTCGAAGCGGTCGAGGCATCGGGCGTGCTGGGTTTCATCACCTGCGGCGTCGAGGGGATTAGGGGTCGCACCCGTCGCGGCTCCGTCGCCGTGGAATACCTGAACACGGGCGACACTTACGATGAAACCATCATCGTAGTCAACGACGGACGGCCGAAGTTCGGATGCTGGGGGAACTACGCCGAACAGTTCGTTGATTCGGGCGACTGAAACGACCCTCAGCCATCGGCGGACACCCTCCGCCGATGCCATGACGGCCGTTTACTACGGCGGAAAGAGTGAAGACCCATGACGACGACAACCGCACGACGCCGCGGCGTCAAGTCCGTGACGATCCCAGCGACCCATGACGGCCTTGGAACGGCCTTCCGTGAAGCGCACGACGCTTTGCTGGCACTTGAGGAGCGGCTGCACGATTTCAAGTCGGGCGGAACTGCGCGGATCATCTCAGCCGCACGTTCAATCTTGGGGACGCTTGCCAGAGCATCGGAAGCGAAAGAGTTCTCGACCGATGCCCAGTGGTACATCAAACACGCTGTCACCGTCGCTGAGGCGGTTCTTAAGATGAACCATGACGCGACGGAGCAACCGGCATGATCCCCGCCGCGATCATCGCCGCCGTCCTCGTCGCCGGACTGTGGGCGACCGGCCTACGGCATCGGGAGAACGTGCCGAGTCATCAACGGTGCCGGTGCTGTGGCATCGGCCGTATCGAGCATGAGACCATCTGCGCCGCGTGCTTTGCGTCGGCGCTGGTTGAAACGGAGGATTGAACCGTGCCCTACGTCATCATCAAGCCGTGCTTAGACGCCAAGGGGCGTCCGTCCCTGTGCGGAGACTACGTAGCCGCGTTCTCAGCGGATCGTGCCGTAGCCGCGCCGCCGAACTGCTACCCGACGTTCGGATCGTCCGGCCCCTACGTCGTGACTTTCGACCGGCGCCGGGACGCGGAAAGCCGCCTAAGGCGCCTCAGGGCGTACTACCGCGACGATGAAAGCCGCGCCCACTTTACGGGCGGCTACTCGGTGCAGTACGTCTCCCGGCGCTTCTCTACGTTCCATGCCGTGCCGATGCCGCAAGCGCCGCTGAAACGGGGGGCCAAATGAACGCTCGCCAACGTCGCAAGAGTCTCAAGAGGTTCGCACGGTGCGCCTACACTTGGGCGCGAAGCTTCGGGGACTTCGGCCCGCGCCGAGGAAAGAGGATCGGCACGGCGGTTGTTATCGACTGGGAACATGGTCGATACGTCATCAACCGCGACGGTCGCACGATGTACGCCGAGGAGCCTAAGACGACGGCGGGGGGAGATACCCGCTACTTCGGCACGCTCTACGCTTTCAACGGAGCTTTAGAGCGCCGCACGATTGACGGCTTCAAGTTCCGGCAAGCCGTCCTAACTGAAGCACGATAGAGCCACCGCCGCCGCGCAACGGTTGCGCCTCTACGGAGGCGCGGGGGTTCGACTCCCCCGGCGCGGATTGCCCCGCAGGGGCGGAAAGAGTGACGCCGTGGAAATCAACATCGTGACGATCTACCGCACGACGAACGACACCAACGGGAACGCCCGCGCCGTGTTCGTCCTGTGGAACGCGGACGGGTTCGGGCGCGAAGTGCGCCGCCAAGACTGCGCCGGTGACGGGGAAGCGGCCGTCAACAAGGCGTTCGGGGAACTGCTCAACAACGGACGGCTTACGATCATCCTCCCCGCCGTCCGCGTGACGCCGAAGGAATACGCCGTTTGGCGGAAGGTCGCGAAGTGACCTGTACCGCGGTCGGATTCCTTCTCTTGCTCGGCGCTGTTCTCGGCGCCGGGCTCTGCCAAACGAAAGAGTGAAGCTATGGACCTTAGACGAATCGAACCGGCCAAGCCCATATTCGGCTTTCTGTGCGCCGCTTGCGGTCACGGGACCGAATCGACGGAAGGCTTCGCGGACTTGGACGGGGAAGCGTTCCGCACCTACGTCTGCCGTCCCTGCATGAGAGACGGAGCGCCGGAAACCGCTCGCACAGCGAACGGCAAGGAACTGGAACGGCATGAGGAACGGAGGGACTACCGTAGGGCGTTCAACCGTTACCGAACGGAACGGATCGCAACCCTCGGGCATCTCGGATTCAACTTCCCCGCCATCGCCAAGGCGGAAGGGGGGGCGAAGTGAAGCACACGAAAGAGGCCGTCGAACTGGCCCGATGCGCCATCGCCTACGCGGACGACGGACACCGTGGATCTTGCATCATGTTCAAGATGCGCGGCCAGCCGTGCAACTGCGGCTACGGCCCGTTAGAGGACGCCTTGCATGAGTTCTTCGGCCACGGTCGCCTACGGGAATACCCGGCGGCCTTGGACGCGATGAAGGCGGCGCTTCAACCCTCCCCCGTCGCCCCCGGCGAGCCGGACCCCCGTGATTAAGGGGCCGACCGTCTGCAAGCGATGCCAAGAAGCCCCGCCGGAGCCCTCAAACGGCTTCTGCGGGGCTTGCTTGTCTATCATGGCCGAAGACGGGCGGCGCTATGAAGAGCGCCTCTGGCAAGCCTCTCAGCCGCCCCCCGAGGCTTTCCCCGGCTTGCCCCGCGCCAAGTACGTCCGCAAGCCCCCGCGCGTCTGTGAACGCTGCGGAGGGCCGGGGGGACGGCGCTACGCCGGGGACGGGCTGTGCGGCCCGTGCCGGGAAGACCTCGCGGCCAAGCGCGACGAGAGGCTTAGGACGGGCGGATAATCGACGGGGCCGGGGGGCCGTCCGCCGACATGAGCCGACGCGCCGCCCGCTGTAGCTCGTCTTCCGTGGGCGTGAACCCGATCAGGGAGAAGTACGCCCGCATCGCGTCGAACTGGACTCGGCAGGAGATGGCGGCTTTTGAGGACTGATCGAGCGCCAACCGCGCCGCGATGTACATGTCGCAGATCCGCGCCCGCTCCGCCTCTTGGCGCAGGGTGGGCTCAGGCGTGGGCGTCTCTCCAACCGTGCCGCCGTCCGTCTCGTCGGTGATGATCTTCACTTAGTCGTCCTACCTGTCATCGCAAGATGAAGAAGCGTTTTCGTCACTTCGGCGTCAATGGCTTGGGCCATCCATTTTCCAGCGGCTTGCTTCTCCTCCTCGGAGAAATCGCTTGCTGTCAAGACGCGAACACATGGGATCTTCGACAGGTCAACGGTGCGATACTTAACCGCGCGGCCGTCGATGGGTGGGGTTGGTTTCACTTGGCTTTGCGCTCCGCTCGGACGGCTTCGAGGCGTTCCAGTTGCTCGGACGGGATCACCGCCATCGTGCGGAGGCTGGACTTGTCGGCTTGGATGAACTCGGGTCGCAGCGTCTTTTCCGCGATGAGCTTGTAGACCCATCGAACGGAGACGGAGAGACGGTCGGCCGCCTCTTTCACCGTCAAGAGGTCGTGCGATAAGGCTTTGCGGTTGACCATGAGCGGCATGGTACACCCGTTGAATCTTTTTCTCAACCTTGGGCTTGACTTCCTTGGTTCATTCGGTGAACATCAAGGTGTTGAAAGAGCGCGTCCTGTAGCTGGCCTACACTGAGCAAACTATGCCCATCCACACCACCAACGCCCGCAGTCATGCCCCTGACAAGATCATCCTCTACGGCGTCGAAGGCGTCGGCAAGACGACGTGGGCCGCGCAAGCCCCCAACGTCATGTTCCTCTGCGCCGAAGACGGCGTGCGCGGACTCGACGTGCCGAAACTCCTCACCTCGCGGAACGACGAGATCAAGACGTTCAACGACGTTCTCGATGCCGTCTCGCAACTCCTCGAAGAGCCGCACGATTTCAAGACGCTGGTGATTGACACCATCGACTGGTTGGAACCGCTCATCAAGGCCGACACGATGGCGACCTTCTGCCAAGGCGACGAGAGCAAGTACGACGCTTTCGGACGCGGCTTGAAGATGAGCATGGGGAACTGGCGGCGCTTGCTGACGACGCTCGACGCCGTGCGAACGGCCCGCGGCATCGAGATCATCATGCTCGCGCACGCGCAACTGAAGGCGGAGGAATCCCCCTCGGTCGGGCAAGAGGTGAAGCGGTACGCCATGAAGATCCCCGGCAGCCCCGGCGCTTCGCCTTCCGCGCTGTTGCGGGAGTGGTGCGACTCGCTCTTGTTCGCCACGTTCCAAGACATGCGGTTCGAGGGGGAAGACAAGCGCGTTCGCGCCAACCCCACGGGACGCCGCGTGCTGAAGACGCAGCGGGCGATGATGTGGGAGGCCAAGACGCGGTGGAAGCTCCCCGTCGAGCTTCCCATGTCCTACAAAGCCTACGCCGACGCTCGCGGCGTGCTGTCCCGCCTGCCCGAGTTCCAAACGCGGGCGAACAAAGCCCTCATGGAACTGATCTCTCACCCGGCCCACACGACGATGGCCGACGAAGTGAAAGAGAAGTGGGAGAACGAAGCACTTCTCGGCGCCCTGATCCAAGAACTCGAAGCACTCATCAGCACTACCCAAGGAGACACATTCTAATGCCCCTCGATCCCGACAACTTCAACCCCTACGGCAGCCCTGACGGAACGTACCTGTTCACCGTGAGCGCGGTGGAGACGACGACCCGCGACGGGAACCCGTTCGTCACCAAGCAAGGCGAGCCGCAAATCTCGCTGAAGCTCAAGCTGGAAAACGGCAAGACGGTGAACAAGTACATCACCGTTGGACAGGACACTTCGGACTTGATGCGTGCGCTGAAGGCGTGCGGCGTCACGTCGGAGGAACTTAAGGCGGTGGAGGCGTATCACTTCCTCGACAAGAACTTTGCCAGCCAAGTGCTGGTGGGGCGGACGGGCGAGGCGACGCTGAAGACGGTGGACGGGAAGACCGGAGCCTTCCAGCGCGTCTACATGGACAAGGTGGGCGCACGCGAGGAGAAGGAGGCGAAGAAGGCGGGGGCGTTGCCTGCGGTGGCGAAGTACGGGCAGGCTCCCGTGCAACAGCCGCAAGGCTACCGCCCGGTGCAGCAAGCGCCTGCGGCCCCGCCGTCGCCGGTGTCGCGGTGGGGGAACCCTCCGCCGCCTCCGCGTCCGAACCTGCCGCCGATCCACCGCGAGCAGCCGCCGTACCCGCTGGACGACGCCAGCCCGGTGCCGTTCTGATCCACCCACCAACTCCCTGAAAGGGGCGAGACACCATGAGCGAGACCGAGACGACCGAAACGCCGGTGAAGACCGTAAAGACGCGGTTCAACTTGAAAGACGTGTGCGCTTTCTACGGCGTGGACTACGAGAAGGCGGCTCCGCTGACGTGGAGCGACCGCAACGAACTCATCAACCGGCACTACGAAAAGCAGGCGTTGGTGAAGAAAGAGGCGCAGATCCAACGCCAAAAGGAACACCTCGCGACGCTCGAAGCGGAGAAGGCGAGGCTCGTGAAATCGGCGGAACGCTTCAAGAAGCTGCTGGAAGCCATCAAGTAACCGACGGTCATTGTGGCCGAGGACGCGCCCCGTCTTGACGTTGCTGAAACGTCGGGGCGGGGCGCGGTTTTACAGGGAGAGAGAGATGAAAAGCAGGGATTTCGATGCGGCGGTGATCGCGCAAGACGACGACGAGGACTACGAAGAATCGGGATGGGTGGCGTGGGTCATCGGAGAGACGGCCTACCTCGGATCGTACAGCCATTGCTCCTGCTACGGCACGTTCGAGGTCATCTGCGATGACTACGCGAACACAACCAGCGAAGGCACGCCGCGCTACGACTGGTCGGGCACCGTCGCGGAACTGGTGGCGATGGCTGAACGCAAGGCCGATCCGAACATGCCTGAGCGCACGTCCGATCCGAAGGACTGCGACTACGACCACCTGATGAAAGTCTATGAACAGGTGATCGCATGGCACGCTAAGCAAGGAGTAGCGCAATGAAGTGGGTACCGATTGAATCGGGTGGAAGCATCGAGATCATTTCCATCGAACGCATCGACGGATTCATGGCGACGAGGAGCGGCGAGGGACTTCGATGCTCCGTCGAAGGCGAGCGGCACAACGTCGTCACGGACGGGATCACACCCGGCAGCCCCGCCGCGCTCCTGCTCGCCGCGCTGAACGGCCCGGTCGGGGAGGTGCCGTGGAAATGACCCACGACGACGACAACCACCTGTACCCTCGGCAGACGCCGAACGCTCCCATGCCCGCCGCGTGGTTGGCGGTGAGCGTGCTGATCGGGTTCTCCGTGCTGATCCTGTTCGCCTACTATGTGAGCCGACGATGACCCCCGCCGAAGAACTGCTCGCCGCCCTGAAGGAACATGCGACGGCGGATGTTGGCTTCGAGTTCGCGCCGCGTTGGCCGCAGTTGAGCGTCCGATCCGGCGCTCTCGTCGTCGATGTTCACATCCAATCACGCACCGGACGATGGTGCGAAGATGTCTACGGGCCTGAAGGCGGCACCTACGAACACGACTCCGCCTCGTCCGCCGTCTACTCCGCTTTTCTGAGGGCAAGGAAATGAGCGAGTCCGCCGACAACGAAGACCCCGCTTTGAAAGGCCGCATCGCCAAGTGCGAGAACGGCTCCGAAGGGGGAGGTGCCGTACAAGTGACTTACGAACACGGCAACGCCGACGCGGATGCGCCGGTGACGTGGCAGCTCCGAGACGATGATCTCGGAGATCACCCGATGAACGTGATGCTTTTTCAGTCCGGAATGGACGGACTGTTCATGTCGGTCAACACGAGGGGCGACGCCGACGCCATCTGCCGCGCCTTCCACCTCGCCAAGCTGGCGCGGGAGGCGCGGATCTTTATTGAGACTGGCGACTACTCGGCTGACTGGCTTCGCCGCTACGAGGCCGCGAAGGGGAAAGCATGACCGACCCCAACCTCATGCACATCCACGGCTACGATGCGTGGAAGCTGCAAGGGCCGGAAGACGAGGAGGCGGAAGCCTTGGACCCCGACGACGATCCCCGCGATTGCAACAAGGACGACCCCGAGGAAGACGACGAATGAGTTTCAAAGAGCGCGTCGAGATCGGGCCGCATGTGCTGTATCTCGGGGATTGCCGGGAGATCCTGCCGACGTTGACGGCGGACGCTTGCGTTACTGACCCGCCGTATGGGATCGCCTCCGTTTGGAAGGGCGGATTTGGACACGGATGGGGAAAGGCGCGATCTGATTCCGAAGTACGAAACTCTTGGGACGATAGCCGACCCGACGAAGCCATTGCGATGATCGTTGCGCTCAAACTGCCTTCGATCATTTGGGGAGGAAACTACTTCCTGCTTCCGCCGTCTAGGTGCTGGCTCGTCTGGAACAAGCCGGAACGGAACTTTTCTCTGGCCGAAGCCGAACTCGCTTGGACAACTCTCGACGCCGTAGTTCGCGTCTTTGATTGTCCACGATCTGAACCAAGTCGAGAGCATCCGACACAGAAGCCGAAGGCTCTGCTTCAATGGTGCCTCGGCTTCCTCCCCGACGCCAAAACCATCCTCGACCCCTTCATGGGCTCCGGCACCACCGGCGTCGCCTGCGCCAAGCTCGGGCGTCGCTTTATTGGATGCGAGATCCATGAGCCGTACTTCAGGATCGCCTGCCGCCGAATCGCGGATGCCGTTCACGGCGGCCAACAAACGGAGATGTTCTGACATGAACGAAGACCGCGCCAACAGATGGTTTGCCGGGATCATGCTGATCGCGTGCGCCGCTCTCGGGGCGGCGCTTGCTTGGAACTACAAATGACCGACAACGAAGAAAGCGTCGGCCCTGCTCGCCCGATGCGCCCGTGGCGTTGGGACGCGGTGGCGTTCAAGGCGGTGCCGCCTCCGCCTCATGTGAATCGTGAGACGATTGAGTTGCAATTGAAGGCTCTCGACAAGTTGGAAATCGACTTGGCAGGCATCTACAGGGACTATCTGGCACCTAAACCCGCTTGCGGATTCTTCGCTAAAGCCAAACACTGGATCTTCGGATGACTACACCACAAGGCGAACTCATCGACTACTGGATCGCCCTTGCCCGCGAGAAGGGCATCGAGAAGGAGGAGGCCACGATTGGCCCCAAGGGGAAGATGACGAACCCCTACCGCGTCCATGCGGTGTGGTTCACCAAGCTCTTGACGGCCTGCGGGAAGGACGTTGACCGCGCCAAGCGGGCGCTGGCGTTCTACTTCGCGGACAACTACCCCGGCGTGAGTTCGTTGGGGTGGAGCATCGGGGCGTTCAGCAAGCGTTACTTGGGTTACGTCGTGAAGGTGAAAGCCGACGACGACATGAAGGCGCGGCTGGCGCGGAGGTACGTCGAGGAACGGACGGAGGCGGCGGAGCGGGCGAGTGTCCCGCTGCCGGTGAACATGCCTCCCG